AGGGTGCGCCAAGCAAATCTAACTTCAAACGTGCAGCACAAACGGCTAGGAAGAAGTAATGGCTCGCAAACAAGATAAGATGCCAGCCCGTAACAAAAAGAACTTTCGACCAACGAAAGCAGGGGCTGGTATGACTAAGGCTGGGGTTGCTGCTTATCGGCGTAAAAACCCCGGTTCTAAATTAAAAACAGCAGTAACAGGAAAAGTAAAGCCGGGTAGCAAAGATGCTAAACGGCGTAAATCTTTTTGCGCTAGGTCTGCTGGGCAGATGAAGAAGTTTCCTAAAGCAGCTAAGAATCCTAACAGCCGTTTGCGTCAAGCAAGGAAGAGATGGAAATGTTAACTGCATTGATTGGACCTATAAGCAATATCGCTTCTACGTGGCTTGAGGGTAAGGTAGAAGAGAAAAAAGCACAGTCAGCTACAAAGGTAGCCAAGGCTCAAGCGGAAGCTGTGGTTATGCAAAAGAAAGCTACGGGCGAAATCGATTGGGACTTAGAGATGGCCCGTGCTTCGTCATCAAGTTGGAAAGACGAGTGGCTAGTAATTTTATTTAGTATTCCCTTGATACTAGCCTTCATACCCGGCATGGAAGGTGTGGTGCAAAATGGATTCGAACAACTTAACAAAATGCCTGAGTGGTATCAGTATTCCTTGGGAGTTATCGTTGCCGCTTCTTTTGGAGTTCGTTCAGCTACAAAATTCTTTGGTAAAAAATGAAGCACATAATAACTCTACTCAAAGAAATGTTTACGTACAACCATGTAGGTGACTTGTCACAGCATAGGCAACATACACTTCGCTATGAAGACTTGTGTAAATAATGGATAAACAGGAACTCTTAGATGAGTTTGTGAAACAAATAGATAATAAAACTCTTATTACGGATAAAAAATCTATGGCTGATTGGTGGAAAAGATGGCTGCAGTTTAATCTTACTGCAAAGCTAACAATGATTGCTTCTGTTGCCATGTCTTGGCGGTGTGCCGAATGGTTTATGAACTTACCAGACCCGACAACACAGCAGTCTGCATTTGTCTCCGTTATAATGGGTGTTATGACAGGTGTGTACGGTATTTATCTAGGTAGAGAAGCGAAGGGTAAGTGATGCAGTATAACCGTGAAGCACTCATCGACCAGCTAATCCTGCATGAGGGCTTGAAGCTACAAGTCTATCAGGACCACCTTGGTATCGACACAATCGGTGTTGGCAGGAACCTCGAAGACCGGGGTATCACCGACGGCGAACTCGCTTTTATGAACATGCTTAAAACAGAAGTGTACGAACAGGGCATAACAGAAGCTCAGGCTCGTTTTCTTTTATCCAACGACATAGATATTGTAGAAAAAGAATTATCCAATACTCATGAATGTATTGAACGACTTGATGATGTGCGTATTCGCGTTTTACTTGATATGGCCTTCAATATGGGTGTTCCTCGACTCTGTAAGTTTAAAAACATGTGGGCTGGAATCCACGTCGGGGATTATGTTGTTGCATCCATCGAGATGCTCGACTCGCGCTGGGCAAATCAGGTAGGTCAACGTGCAGTGCGTTTATCCGAGGCTATGAAAACTGGAGAACTTGTATGCCCCTAACAGAAAAAGGTAAAGACATTATGCAGTCGATGAAACGTACCTACGGGGGGAAGAAGGGTGAACAAGTCTTCTATGCCACAGCCAACGCTGGCAAAATTAGCGGCGTTGAAGAGAAAGCGAAAGGCGGGAAAGTTGGAAAAACTCGCAAATCGTCGAAGCCTAAAGCGAAGAGCAAGAGTAGAGTTAATGAAGCTGGCAACTACACTAAGCCAGAGATGAGAAAGCGGATATTCAACCGTATCAAAGCAGGCGGAAAAGGCGGCAGGCCGGGACAATGGTCAGCAAGAAAAGCCCAAATGTTGGCGGCTGCTTACAAAAAAGCAGGCGGTGGTTATAAAAACTAATGGTTAAGAAAAAAGACCCAAAAGTAGGAACGGGAAAGAAACCTAAAGGGTCTGGTCGTAGACTCTACACCGATGAGAATCCTAAAGATACTGTAAAAATAAAATTTGCAACACCTGCAGATGCTAGAGCAACGGTTGCAAAAGTAAAAAGAATAAACAAACCTTTTGCTAGAAAGATACAAATACTAACTGTCGGTGAACAACGTGCCAAAGTTATGGGCAAGACACAAGTTGTTAGTATATTCAAAAAAGGTAAAGAGGTACTGCGTAACAAAAACAAAAAGTAGAAGATAATGGTCGTAGCAGAAGTACTAACTGGAATAGCCCTTGTAAAACAAGCTACAGATTTTATCAAATCTAATATCAGCACAGCTAAAGATATTGGAGACATAGCAGGTCAAATAGATAACCTGTTTCGCGGTGAGCAAGAGGCACAAAAAGCACGTAACAAAAAAGCAGGTGTAGATACCTTTAGTGTAAACTCTGTTGCACAAGAAGTTATCGATGCAAAGTTGGCGGCTGAAAAACTACGCGAAGTATCGGTTCTTGTAGACATGCGATTTGGACCCGGAACGTGGGCAGGCATAGTTAACGAACGTGCTAAACGAATACAGGAAGCAAAAGAAGCAGAAAAGCAGCGGCGTATAGAACAGGCCCGTAAAGAGCATCAGTTTTGGGAGACTGCAAAAGCAACAGCAATAGCTGTAATTGCAATAGTAGCAATGGTTACCTGTTTTGTTGTTGTGTTGACTTATTCTAACTAGAACCGTATACTAAAGTATTTGGAGAAATTAATGCCCTTACCTAAACTAGCAATAGATGCTTTGTTATTTAAATATCAAGCGGAGATGAAAGATGCAACGTATGTACTTAGCAATTATCTCAACAACCCGGTCGCTGTGGGAGAACACCCAGACCTGCTTCAAGAAATGGATAAAGCTATTGATAAGTATGCTGAAGCAAGTGAAAAGTTTGCTACACTTGTAAAGCTGACGCAGGAGAAAAAAGATGGCACTAAAGAAGAGCCAACGCTCTTTGAAGGCATGGACTAAACAGAAGTGGCGCACCAAAAGTGGTAAGCCGTCGACACAGGGTCCAAAAGCAACCGGGGAGAGATATCTACCGGAGAAAGCCATTAAGTCCCTATCAGCGAAAGAGTACGCTGCAACAACCCGTGCTAAAAGAAAAGCAACTAAGGCAGGTAAACAAGTTTCCAGACAACCCAAAAAGATTGCTAAAAAAGTACGTCGTCATAGAAGAGTGAAGTAGGAATGGCTAGTACATATCTGACATTGGTAAACAACGTGTTACGTGATATGAATGAAGTAGAACTTACTAGTTCAACCTTCACATCTTCTCGTGGTGTGCAGACAACAGTAAAAGATTATATAAACAGAAGCATATCTGACATACTTAACTCTGAATTAAACTGGCCCTTCACTCGTTCTGAAGGGTCAATCGACGTTATAGCAGGTAAAGGATTATATAGTTACGCATCAATTAGTTCAACGTTGAAGTATGTAGACTATGATAACGTTTTTCTTCGTCCTAAAAACTTTATAACAAATGGCACATACGAATCTAGTGGTTCAGCGAGTATATCTGGTTGGACAACTGTAAGTGGGTCACCTGCTGCTAGTTCTAAATTTGGTAACACACTTCTTCTTTCTAGTGCTGAAGCATCGCAAGAAGTTACAGACTTAATTGTAGGTCGTGAATATGTAGTGTTAGTGCAAACAAGTGGAGCTACTCTTACTTTAGAAATTGGAACTTCTTCTGGTGGTTCGCAGACGGCATCATCTACGCTTACCATAAGTAGCGCGAATGAAGTTTTACTTTCTCGACTAGAGTTTACAGCCACGGCGACCACCCACTATGTTAGCTTTACAGAGGCATCAGGTAACAACGGGTTTGTTAAACTTGTAGAACTTAGCGAAAAAGATGTAAATTCTATCGCGCTTAAATACTTATCGTTTGAGGAATATACTGAAAAATTTAGAGAAAGAGACGCAGCCGTAAATACAGACAAGTTTGCATCTCCTGAGTATGTTTATACAACCTACAATGATGAGATTGGTATTAGTCCAATACCTAAAGATAGTAATAGAACACTCAATTTTGATTTTTACATAGCAAACACAGACCTATCTGCTGCTACGGACACATCAATCATACCCACACGATTCGAACCTGTAATTCATGCTCGTGCAAAATACTACACTAACATGTTTCGCTCAGACGTACAGACAGCGCAGTTTGCATTAAAAGAATACGAAGATGGATTGAAACGTATGCGAGTGGAGTTACTAAACAGAAAAGACTATATGAGAGCAGTGTAGTATGCCAGATTTAGAACTTCAAGGTGTATCTCCTCTTTCGTTCAACTGCGAAGGGGGTCTTGTGCTAAATAGGTCAACCTTTATTATGCAACCCGGACAGGCTCTTGAGTTAACTAACTTCGAACCGGATGTTGGTGGAGGATACAAACGCATACTAGGTTTTAGGAAGTTTGTAAAT